GCTGGAAAGCCGCCAAAACGGATTTCATTATTGCGAATACGGCATGAAGACAGTCGGCCAGAGCAGCGATCCAGTGCAGGGTTGTCAGTCGGCTCATCCTTATCTGTAAACATAGCTGCACCTGTGTACTGACATTCTTCGCCACGATAATTGCCCATTGCGCACCAGTGACAGTAATTGGAAATCTGCCGGACTGGTATTTTCAGACCTTCAAAATCAATTGGGTTCGATAACTCAAAAGTAACTGCTTGGGCATTTTCAGAGGTCTTTTGTTCGATATACCAGAGTTGCTCTTTAGCTTCATTTGATGCAGAGGAGTTACCATCACCAAAGTTTTCAGCATCCAGATATTTAGCCAGCGTGGTAATGACCTTGAGCTTTGCCCCTGCAAAATCACCAAACTGCAAACAGTAAGCTGATACAGCACCCTGAATGCCGCCAATATTGTTTGCCATGCTAAATGTGGGTGCAGATGCCTTGCCATCAGAGCGCATCTCCAAACCTGAAACTTCAAGCGCCATCGGCTCGAATATCTCGCCTTGCCAGATAATATTTCGATACCATGTTTTTTGGTCACTATTTTGAAATACTTCACCAATGAGTTTACTGGTATTACCCAACAGCTCATTAGATCCAATTGCACTGTAAATACGCTCCCAGTCTTCATAAGAAATATGGCCATGAAAACGTAGAATGCCCGCACCTAAAGCGCGAGCATCCAGTTCAAATAAGGTAATTAGTCCATCTACATAGAGCTTCTGAAAATCACTGTTCAGGGTCATGATAAGACTCCATCACTGTAGCGACTGCTTGAGCTAAACCTGTAGGTTGAAAGTCTGGTGGCGCAATTGATTCAGGCTCTTCAATTTCAGGCTGAGGCAGCTCTTGCAGACGCAAATCAATCCATCGGTTTTCAGTAATATCTACCGGGTTATCTAGGTCGGCAACAATAGATACTGTTTCAAAATCAAACTTTTTCTTATAGGTTTTTACCGAAATATCGCCATTTTCCAATGTTGTGTAGATCACTGAAAACAGGACATTACCATTGGCGTCCTTCGGAGTCTCGACATACCAGCCTTCTTGAGCAAAACCGGATGAACCTTTGATTAGGTAATCACCGATACCTAGTTTTTCAAAAGAAATATCCTGCTGTTCTGCTTCATCATTCAGCTCAACTCTGTCAGCAAAAAGCCTGGCGACTGGTGAGGCGGCTTTAATAAAACCATTCGAATCCGTTGTGGTGTTGGCAGACGTGTATATTTTACTCTCACGTGATATCCCTCCAACAATTGAATAAGCAACAAGATGGGGGTTAGTGCTTGCGTTTGCAAAAATACATATACCTGTTGGAGATGTTCTATACCCCTGAATGATTGTTGCATAATTCATGTTTGCTTCAGAAGTTGGGAAATTGACGCCACCACCACCCGCACCCTGGAAAAATCCAGCTCTTCTCGAGACAAGTGATAGAAAATCGACAATATTTTCAGGGTCTGTTGGAATAACTTCTCCAGCATTAGCTGTACCAACATTTCTTAATGCTGCCGTACCTAAGCCTAAATTTGTACGTGCTGCAGCTGCCGTAGTTGCACCTGTTCCGCCCTTATTTACTGGAAGTGCAGCAGGTAATACTCCTTGAGCGGTTGCGCCCAATTGCGTATAAAGCTCATTATCATTCGCTTGCAGTTTTGCCGAGCCTGATCGGAACGTATCACCACCCGCGCCTGTAGGTGCTGTGCCTTGATTAATTGTTTGTTTAGCCATAATTTACGCCCACAAAAAAAGCCCTCGTTTGAGGGCATAAAGTTGATTGAATTTAAGGTTTAAAATCTTGAGTGAATGTGGTGGAGATTGACCAGGCATCACCACCTAAACTGACTGGCATGTAATCTCCCGCCACCACGCGAACTTCGCCATCTAAAGGAGAATCCCATAGGAATGAATCAGCACCTTTATGTGCATCAAAAAAGGCCTTGATCTCTTGTATCAAAGCCTTCTCGCCTGTTCTCTTGTACGCCCAAGTGCCTGACCGATTGTTAATCCCAACACTCGTTCGCTGTGTATATCCATCGCCAAAACTGGACTGAAGGACTTTAAAGCTTGAAGTTTGGGAGTTTCCATCTAGGTCATTGCACCAAGTGAATTTTTGATTGCTCATTTCCCACCACTCAGGACATTAAGACGGCAATCCAATGCTGAAACCACAGTTGAAAGCACCTTAATCTGATTTTCCATTTCGATGATGTATGGAGGTTTGATGTAACCACCTTCTGCAAACTTGTTGCCAGCAATAATACTGTTTTTATCAATCTTCACCTGAAAGCGCTTTCTACAATCCTCAATTGTGGTGGAGTCGACATCGGGAGCATTGTCTTTAGATTCTGTTGTTAATAATCCACCTTGACGCTGCTCTCGATTAATCACCGCCTTTACCGAATCATGAATCATTTGACCAATCTGTTTTTGGTCATCGGTCTGCTTTCTAGCGCTTGCTGTTTCCGCCACAAGTGCTTGGTACTGCGCACCATCTAAAACTAAAATGACTCCATCAAGGTCAACAATCCAGTCATCAAACCTGATCGGCAAACTTTGACTTCCTCGCTCGAAGTACATTTCAATATTCTTTAAGCGACCCTTTCCCATATAACAAAAGTGACCACCAAAAAGAGCCTGAATTTCCTCGTCATTGCCAGTAAAGGTGCCTGTTTTTTTAAATTGAATAGCCTTCATGTTTCCTCCAGATAAAGAAAAGCCCCGCTTATGGCGAGGCCTTCTTTTCTAACTAATTAAGATCGATGCTTATAAAATACTTCATAAAGTAAGCGAGTTAAATTTTCACCATTTAGTTCGGTATTTTCTGTCTCGTAAACCGCATCACCAACTTTAAAAATCATTGGGGTGCCTGTTTTAACAGAAAAATCACCAGAGCTTGCTGAAGTATAAGAACAGAAATAAAGAAAGGCATCAGCTAGTGTGCCACCTTTCTTGTTGTCGTATACTAGGCTAGCTGCAATATCAGCGTTTTCCCATGCCACTGGGTTTACATCAGTTCCCATAATTACTCCTTTTAGTTAATGGGAACTAACTTTTACCCTATTTCAAAGGCTGAAATCAACGAGCCAACAACCCGCTCTGCCGTTGTTCTTGGCGAATGCTAGTGCGGACAGCATTACCAATCATTTGACCAAGTTGCTTTTGATCCGTTTGGTTAGATTGTGTTGTTACGCCTGAGTCGGTGACATGCACATTAATTTCTACGTTGCCGCCACCATTCTTCTGATTGGCAATCATGCCTTTCAAGTCAGCATTCGTTCGGCTATCAACAACACGTTCCCCCTTATCCAGAAGCCATGTACCTTCTTTTGGGATATTATCGATACCATCATGGGCCATGCCTGCAATGGTTTGACCGGCGATTAGACCGACATTGGCGTAACCCATTGCTAGCATTGCTTTTGATGCTGCAATTTTGGCACCAAAGAAAGGAATAGTTGCATCAGCTGCTACTTGGGTGGCCGCCAAATGTGTACTAATTAGAGCGGAGCCCATTGCAAACATTTGCTGCGCCAAGAACATAGCCTTAAACGCACCAGACTGCTCACCCTCACTATCCTTGACCGCTTGCGTCATCTGCGACCAAGTATTTTGTGCTTGACCTAAAAGATTACCCCACAAACTCAACTGACTCTCGTACTGAGTTTTTGCTAGCTCTTGCTCTTGTTTGCTGTACGCCTCAGATAGTGCAGCCTTATTTTGCAGATAAACTTCATAAGCCTGTTCGAGCTGCTGATACTTTTCAGTATCGGTAGTGTACTCATCATTCTGAATACCTTCCCGCGCAGAATAAAGGTTATCAGCAAGTTGTGAATAACCATCTTGCTGCTCATTACCCAACTGCCATCTTTGATACTCCTCTGGATTCATGGATGCCCTAGCGCTGGCTTCCACCCCCATCTGAACCATGGCACCCAAAGGCCCATTCATCATGGCAAAAGCATTTTGACGCGCTAGAATAATTTGCTGATTTGCCTCATTCTCAGCTTTTACACGATCATCCTGAGCCTTAATCCAATTAGCCACATCATCTTCATAGGCCTTCTGTTGAAGTCCTAAAAGACGGTCGCGCTCTGTTGGATCAGTAGCAAAAGCTTTTTCGATCTCCTTGATTCTTTCTTGGTTATCGTATTCAAGATTTTGCCATTCGTTGTAGTAACTGACTTGAATGGCTTTTCTGGTTTCGGTCAACTCCTTTTCGAGTTTTTCCTGCTCAGCAATGGTCTGCTCGAATTCCTTCAACCAGTCATCAAAAGAATAATCTTCTGTGAATGAAACACCGCTTGAGCCACCTAAATAACCCTTGATGTTTTTCACATACTGGCGATTTACTGGGCCAATATTCGTACCACGCTGAACATTACCCTCACCAGCATGATAGGCACTCACCGCCTTCTCAAGGTCACCCTCAAAGAGCTTTAATAAATACGCCATGTATTTACCCGCACCTTCAGCAGCTTGCGCAAGGTTGTAGCGATCTTTTACACCGTACTGTTTTGCTGTGCCTTCCAGAAACTGGAATCCACCGGCAGCGCCAGAGCTTTTATTGTAGGCATTTGGGTTTCCTCTAGATTCCTGCATATGAATAGCAGATAACAACCCAAAAGGAAGCTTGTTTTTAGCTTCAATTGCAGCAAAGTTATACTTGGCCGCATTTGCTGCAACTTTGGCATTCACCTTCATTGCATTACCAGTAGCTTCAAGTAGTTTTTTGCTCTTTTCCTCCGCCTTGTTACGCTCATCAACAGCATTTTTAGAACGCATGATGGCCTGGTACTCTTCACGGAGCTTAGTCTTCAGTTCGTCTTTTAAGACCTTTTGACCTTTTGCATTAGTAACAATTGCCCCCTCAACATTAAGGTATTTTTTAGCCAGCTCGATCATGGTGTCGTTATAGCCACGATTTGCCAAGGCGGAAGTGATTGCTGAGTCTTTAATGGTTTGGTTTGCTTCACTAAGAAGTTTTCTAATCTCTGCGCTGAGATTTGCAGCTTCAATGGCAGTCTGTTTAGCCTGATCACCAACCCCTTTAAGCGCTGGCTCCATTTGGCTAATGAAAGATTTTTGATTTTTAAACTCATTTCCGGCCGTTTTGACCGATCCAGCCAATGTATTGAACTTATCCTTTCCAGTCTCATTAATGAAGTTTAGTGCATTGATCTTTCCTGAAAACTGATCAATATCGCCAGTTTTCTTGTATTCAGCAATCAAGGCATTAACCTGTTTTGATTGCTCAGAAGTCATGTCGTTATGACGACTAAATGAGTAGGTGGCGGTGATTAATTTAGAATTAACCTCATCGTATTCCTTTGCTAGATCCTGAAGAGTATTCTTTTCAGAGACAAGCTGCGCACGACGTTTAACCTCATCAAGCTCTTTGTATTTCTTGATTGCATCATCAACCGACTCATTATTTTCTCTTAATGATTTAGTGGACTCATCAGCGCCATCTCTCATCATCAAATAGCCTGCCGCCACAGAAGCTACAGTAAGGCCAAGCCCCACCCAACCACCTGTTAGTCCCAGTAAAAGCGCCTTAGCTGATGCAAGTCGACTTGTG